TTGCAGTTCGCCTTGGTCGCCAAGCGGGTCGACCAGCACTTCTTCATCCAGGTCGGTAAGGGCTGTGCCGAGGCCGCCCAGGCCGAGGGCGATACCTGTCTGTTGCTGGGACCCTCGGGGCCCGCGCATTTTCGCCGGCAAAATGAGGCGTTGGAACAGGCCCTCGACAAGGACCTGGACGGCATCGCCCTGTCCGTGACCCATTCGAAGTGGCTGGCCGAGCATGCCCTGAAACGGGCAAGCAAGCCGCCGCTGATCACCTTCGATTCGGACCTGGGACCTGCCGAGCAGCATCTACGCCGCAGCTACGTCGGGCTCGACAACCTGGCCTTCGGCCGGCAACTCGGCCGGCTCGTCCAGCGCTTCAGGCCGCAGGGCGGAAGGCTGTGCATCCTGAGCGGCAGCCCGCAGGACACCAATCTCCAGGAGCGTATCCAGGGTATCCGCCAACAGCTACTACGCAGTGGTCGTGGCGCGGATGGAGCAGTCGATCCGCTGAACGGGGAGAACGGCTGGAACGAGTCGCAGCGCTGTCCGCTGTATAGCGCCGACGACCAAGAAAAAGCGCTAATCCAGCTGACCACGCTGCTGAGCACCAGCCAGGTCGACGCCATCGTCACTACCGGCAGCTGGCCGATTTACCAAGCCGACGCGTTCCGCCGCCAGCTTGGCCCACTGCTTGCCGAACGAGGGAAAAGAGGTACAGGTCCCGTCATTATCATGACCGCCGACGAGCCCGACGAGGCGCAACTCGAACTGCTCGACGAGGGGCTTGTGCAGGCTTACCTGGGCGCACAAAGCCGGGAACTCGGCCGCCAGAGCTACCGGATACTCAAGCATCTGGCGCGGGACGAACCCATTCCCGAAAAGGTTCTTGTCGGCAGCCATATCTACCTGCCCAAAGCATCGCCGGACCTCCCCTCGGAGTACTGAGACGTGTGCCTCGGTGCCACTGCCAGTGCACGGAGTGGAAATATGGGCTGCCAGCAATTCCAACCGACGCTCTGCACAACTGGTGCGAGCTGTTCGCAGCCGTAACAGTTGCAGACCCGCCGCTTCATTACCTCGGGAGATCGTCAGCGGGCGCTCGGGCTCGAAGGAGCGCCCGCCCGCTTGCCATGCACCCAGCAAGGCTCGATTCGGCTCAAGCAAAGGCTTTTGCTCGGTAAACGGCAGGCCACGCCGAACTTCGGCCCTGGACCAGCGATTGTACGCCCCGACCCAGACCCGCACCCGATGGCTGATATGCCAGTTGGCATTGGCTCGGAATCGGCAGTCGGCAGTCGGCAGTCGGCAGACCAAGCAACCCAGCACCTTGGGTTCGGCATCCTGCAGATCCGCCAACAAAGGGGGCATACACGGGCAAACCGGGGAACATGCAGGCACAAAAAAACCGGCTCTAAAGGCCGGTTTCGGCGAAGGGAATCGAACCCTCGTCATGAGCTTGGGAATCTTTAGTCTGAGCTGCCTCATATCCCCCCGCCTGGTATCGTCCGACGCCTCCAGCCCAGTAAACTCGGGCCACCCAGCATAGATAGCGATTTGCTACCGTCTCAGATAACCCCGCCTTGTTTCAGGCGAACGGCCCCCACGAACGGCCCTCAATGGACCCCAGATGCTCACCGAGAAGCAGATCCGGGCGCTCAAGCCCGAGGAGAAGGAATTCACCGTGTCTGACGGCCGCAGCGCCCGCGGCGAGGGCGTGCTGCTGCTGCGTGTGCGGCCCAACGGGACCAAGGAGTTCTACTTCCAGCGCCGCAAGGGCGAGCGCAAGATCAAGAGGAAGCTCGGCACCTGGCCGCAGCTCAGCCTCACCGAGGCCCGCGACAAGTGCCGAGAAGAGAAGGAAGTGATCGCCTCGGACGGCACCTTCCAGGATCTGCTCAACGCCTATGCCGCCAAGCTGGAAGGCGAAGGCGCAGCCTCCGCCGTCAACGTCAAGTGGGCCTTCCGGCATTACATCAGCGAGCTCTTCCCCGTCCTGGTGGCGCGCCCCGCCTCGCTGATCGGCCCGGCCGAGATCCGCGACATCCTCGCCAGGATGATCGACAACGGCGTGACCACCTACTGCAACCGCCTGCGCTCAATGCTGCACGCTGCCTTCCAGCTCGGCCTCGCCCAGGACTACAACCCGCGCAGCTATCTGGAATCGAAGACCAGCTTCGGCCTGCAGACCAATCCGGTGGCCAGCATTCCGGTGCAGGCCGACTGGGAACAGCCCGGCGAGCGCTCGCTATCGGTCGAAGAACTGGCCAGCCTCTGGCAACTGCTACCGGAAAAGCTCAGCCTGGTGACCGCCGAACTGATCAAGTTCCTGATCGCCAGCGGCGGCCAGCGCCCGGAGCAACTGCTCGCCTCAGATCGCAAGCTCTACCATCGCGACCACCTGATCATCCGCAGCAAGAAGGGCGTCGACGGCGAACGCAGTCTGCACCTGGTGCCCTACAACCACCTGATGCGCGCAGGCCTGCGGACCATGGACGAGGTCAGCACCACCAGCACCTACCCGTTCCTCGGCCGCTACGCCGACAAGCCGCTCAACGTCCAGGCTCTCTCCGTGGCGGTGCGCAAGCTACAGAGCCGGCACCGCGACAAATTCACCGAGCCCTTCACCCTGCGCGACTTGCGCCGCACCTGCAAAACCCTGATGGGCGTCGCCGGGCTCGACAAGCAACTGCGCGACCGCATCCAGGGCCACGCCTTCAATGACGTGTCGGCCAAACACTACGACCGCTACGACTACCTGCGGGAAAAGCAGCAGGGCCTCGAGCACTGGGCGGCCTGGCTCGAAGAGCACGTCGTCGACGCAAAAAAGTGAGGCCGCTCACGCGGCCCCTTGGGGTTTCCAGCTCATCGGATCATGCTGCCAGGCAGCGATCATCGACTCTCGCCACCCCACTCGCCCGGCGCTGATCGGCACGGGCCGAGGGAAACGCTGCGCCTTGATCTCCCGCCAGAGCGTCGACCTGGACAGCGACGTCAACTGCAGCACCTCCTGCTCGCGCAGGAAGCGATCAAGCCTGCTCATTCTATCCATTCCCGCCGCCTCCCCCACTGCCGGCGCATCTCCTCGATCAGCTGTTCCACTGCTGCCGCACCGCGCTTCTTGCCGATGAACTCGCGCAGCTCCTCGATCTTCTCCGGCGTGGTGTAGCCCTCGCGCAACCAAGTGCGCGCCTCGCACTCGAGGAGCTGCTGGCGTACCGTGATATCAGTCACGTCCGAGCCCTCTGCTTTCCGCCGGCGATCTCACGCAACTTGGGAAGGCTTGTGCGGAGCAACCACCTACCTCCGAGATAGTTGCGAACCTGCTGCAGCAAGGGGCGATCCTCTTGAGGACTGAGGGGGTAATTGGAGCGCATCCACTGGAAGTGCAGCTCGTCCTTCCATCCGCGACCATACTGTTCCGCAAAGCGGACCAGGGCGGCGGCCTGCTGTTCAGTGACTAGGGTATTCATGGTGGTAGTCACGCGCAAAGCTCCTCCATCTGAACGATCCAGTGCTCCACGCCGTCGACCACCTCCTCGCGCTCCAGACGCTGCAGGGTATGCCGCGGCCAGATCTTGGCGGCCAGGTTGCGGGCCGCCACTTCCGTGGAATAGGTGCAGCTGGCGGTCTGCTTGAAGCCCGCGGAGCGAGCCACGTAGGTGCCGCCTTGGTAGCGAGCCTTGATGATGGCGGTGATCACTGGTCTTTCTCCTTCCGACGACGCAGCACACTCGGCAGCTCGCTGTAACAAGCCTTGCACACGCTACGCAGGCCATCTGCAGAGCGCACATCACGGTAGAAAAACTCGGCATCGGCCGGCAGGCTTTCCTGGCAGGTTCCGCAAACTTTTTCGGCAGCAATCCGCGCGGTGGTAACCTTTCCCACGCCGCTCGATGGTTGATGTACTTGCATGGTTCTCTCCCTCGTAGTGGTGGGCGCCGTGGAGCTGCAACTCCTCGGCGCCGTCTCTCAGTTCCCGCGGATCTCGCGGATTTCCTGGCAACTCACACAGCAATCGCAGCCCGACACCGCCACCCGGCGGCCCTCCGGAATCCGCTCACCGCAGTCCTCGCACCAGAGCGCGCTGGGTGCTGCCGACCGGTGGCACTGGCGGGCGATCGCGCCCAGTCGCATCTGCTCGGCCCACTCGTTGGCCTGATCGATCACGTCAGCCATCACTGCTTCCCCCAGCGCTTGCGGAAGTCCGCCCAGATGGCGTCACCGCCCTTGAAGTACTCGTGCACCTCCTGCTCCGGCCGCCGGTCCAGGCGCAGCACGGAGAGGCAGTCCTCGAACAGCGGCGTATCCAGGCCGCGCAGCTCGACCAGGTTGAAGGGGTACGCCACCCCGTTGTAGAGGCCGAGCAGGAAGCGGCCGATGGTGTGGCTCTGGCCGCTGTCGCGCTGGGCGATGGGCACCAGGCGCTGCAGCGCCTCGAGGCCGGCCGCGCGGATCGCCGGACGCTCGGCGCTCTCCTTGGCTATCTGGGCGAAATATTCTTTCGGGGTCATGCGGTTCTCCTTCTGGTTATCACGCCTTGAACACCCAGCACTTCAACGTGGTGGGCTTGTCATACATCGAATTTTTCTTTGCCTGGGCCGCACGAACGGCGCTGTGTACGCTCTTGTTCGCATCCAGCAGCTTGTGGCTGCGGCAGTCCCTCAGCAGGTCGCGCAGGGTCTTGAGGTCGGCGAGGTTCTGGCGGTGCTCGCTGGCCTTCTCGGCGAACTGGTTGAGGTTGATGGCGATCAGCTTCGGGTCGGTCGAGTGGTTCACCTGTGGGCCTTCGCCGGTCGTCTCCAGGTACTCGAATACCTCCCAGAACTCGGCCACCAGCGGGTGGTCGGCGCTGATGGCGGACTGTCGCTCCAGGGCCATGGTCATCAGCTGCTGCTGGGTGGTATGCAGCATCTCGTCGGTCAGCGGGCAGACCAGGCGCAGGCAGTCGACCATGGCCATCATCTGCGCGTGGTTCTTGATGATCCGCTCCACGCGGATCTCCTTCAGGCGGCGCAGACTCGCCTCGTGCACCGCCACGCGCTGGACGAAGGTGGACAGCACTTGCGCCTCGGCACGCAGGGCCTTGAGCATGAAGTGCGATAGTTCACCGACCCTCATCAGGTTCAGGTTGTCCGCCGCGGCACGGCTTTCGACGGTGGCCACCAGCTCCGGGAACCACAGCTTGCAGATACGGGTGAGAATCGCCTCAGAGGCGCTCACCTCGGCGTTCTGGGTGATGGCGATGGTGCCGCGGAACGGCGGCTCATAGGTTTCGTTGCCGGCGGTCTTCACGCCCTTGGTGCCCAGGGTGCCGCCGTTGAAGAACTCCTTCAGCTCATCCCAATCGAAGGTCTTGGCATGGGCCCTATCCGGCTCGTTGCGGTCGGACTCTTTGAACACCACCGGCATGTTTGAAACCTGCCCCATGTGCCGCTGGCGGCCGGCCTTGGTGGATTTCTGCGCATCGAACCCCTCGTATTCGCGACCGAGCAGCTTCCAGAGGAACATCAGCAGGGTCGACTTCCCCGAACCCGGCTTGCCGGTCAGTTCCAGGAAGGGGAAAGAGCTGTGCTGGGCGCGGATCTGCTCGGCAAACAGCGAGCCGAACCAGAAGGCCAGGGCCACCACGCCCTTCGCGCCGAAGGAGGTCCAGAGCATCGGCACCCAGTCCTCGCGGTAGACCTGGGCGTCGCGCTGGATATGCAGGGCGATCGACTTCTGCAGGGTCTTCAGACGCAGCTTGCCGAACTCGAAGAAGTCCTCCTCGTTGACTTCACTGACCACGCCATCGCGCACCGCGATGTCGCCGAACACATAGGCCCGGTATTCCTTCGAGTAGCCCACGAAATCGATGGTCTGGACGGTCCGGATATTGAACAGCTGCTCCTTCATGATCCGGTCCAACTGCTGGCCGCTGCCGGTGAACACGGCGCCCGGGGCCATGTGGATCAGGCGCTTCTTGAACTCGCTGGCTGCCGAGACCTGGCCGCCGGTGAAGGTGTTCTTCACCGAGCCGCCGTCATGGGGGAAATCGACGCGGAAGTAGTACCAAGCTTCGTCCGTCACCTCGTTGCGCTGGTAGTACAGAGCCTCTGGGTAACAGTTGGCGATCTCCACCACCGCACCGCACTGGCGCAGTGCCTTATCGCGCCGCTGCCGGTCATTGAGCAGACGGTCCTTGTGCCGCTCCGACTCCTCCAGCGCCTGCATCGCCTTATGGAACTTCTCAAGGTCCATCTTGAACCAGTAGAGCCGGCTCTCGAACCCGAAGTGGAACTCCTGGCTTGGTGCCCATTCGTACATCAACACGCCCTTCTCCTCTGCGCTCTCGGCCAGCAGCAGCGCCCCCTGGTAGCGGGCCTCCGCGAGGTCGCGATCGACCTTCTCTGCTCGGTCCTCCTCGTTGGCCTCGAAGGCCCATCGCTGATGCAGGTCGTTCCAGTCGGTCTTCTTACCGGCGCGCTGAGGGATCTGCGCAGCTTCGACGGTGAAGCCAAGCTCACGGGCCTTGCGGACGTGCTTACGGGTGTAGGCACGGGCGCCTGGCTCGTTGTCCAGAGCCCAGACCAGCGTAGGCAGCTTGCCGCCTGCGGCCTCCCGCTTCGCTTTCAGCTCGCGCAGCTTCTCCTCCGGGTAGCCGTTGCTGCTCATCACCGACACGGCGGCGATGCCGTGGTGCAACAGGGCGATGGCGTCGAAGATGCCCTCCACCAGCCACAGCTCGTCGACCTCGAGCAGATCCACGCACGGTGGGCACCACCACTTGCCGCGGTAGCTGTAGCCGGGCATGAAGCGGGCCTTCTTCTTGCCGAAGCGGTGCGGGCGGTCGATCAGCCGCTCCCAGTAGCCGTTTCCCTCCATGGGAAAGCGCACGGTCGCGCTGCCGGCGTTGGCTTCGCGGTCGAAGTAGTTCTCCTGGGTGAACCAGCCCTCGATCAGCTCCAGGCGAAAGCCGCGGGAGAACTCCAAGTAAGCCCGGGCGCTGGCGGTCGGCTGCTGCTCGCTGGCCGGGGCGCGCTTGCTCCAGTCGTCGAACAGGTCGTCGTACAGATCCTTGACGTGGTACTCGCTGCCGCACTTGCTCTGCCGGCCACAGCGGACCAGCCAGGGGTGTTCGGCATGGGTGTAAAGCTCCCTCTTGCCGCAGGCCGGGCAGGTGCCGCCGCGCAGCCACTGGCCGGCGGCGGGCTTGAGGCCGTAGTCCGCCTGGAGGCGCTGGAGTACCTGGTGATGCAGATCGTGATTCATGGTCTGGCCTTACTGCGCCTGATCGAGGGCAACCCTGAGGGCGCCGAGGGCTTTCTTTTGCGCGACGAGGCGCGGGGAATCGTTGAGGATGGCGCCGCTGCGGATGCCTTCCGGGATCAGCCGGTAGCGGTCGGCGTACCACTGCTCCTGCAGGGTCTGGCGAAACTGTTCGCGCAGGTGCAGCAGCAGGGCCTCGGCCTGTTTCGGCTCCAGCGACAGCTGCACGACAACGGCGTTTTCCATGTCTCTCTCCCAAGTTTCGGGCGCACGTTTCCCGCGCCCCCGGTCGTTGGGGCTGGCGGTCGGTCAGGGTTTAGGGGGTGGTCAGAGCGACGTGGCAGCCAGCCCTACCTGTAGGCGGTGAGGCAACAAGCGAAGCGGGACGAAGGCGCTCTCGCCGGTGAACGAATTGACCAGGCAGGCACGCTCAGCGTCGCTGGCCGCCCGATCGACGACGATCCGCCCCGGTCGCTCGGCGAGCTGGGTCATGGCCAGGTGGGCCAGGCGGAGAGCCATGAAGGCTGGTACCTCCATCCGGTTGACCAGGTAATCGCAGGTGCGCTCGAACAGGTGCAGCTCGTCGCCCAGGTGCTCGCCCTGATGGCGACAGAGGAACTCCAGGGCGGCCTTCTGCATCTGCTCCCGGTAGTCCCGCGGGAGAACTTCTGTGCTGTTCATTGCTCTTCACTCTCCAGTTCAACGATAAAGTCCATCTGCTGCTCATCATTTCTTGGATTTCGCCAGGATTTTTGGCGAAGCGCCTTTGGCGCACGCGGAAGGTTCACGGTTGGGTTTGGTTCTCCGCTTGGCGACAACTCATGTGTCATCTGAAACTCGGCCCGTACGCTCCAACTGCAGTTTTCTTCAGTGCACTGCAGGTAGGCGATGCGCAGGAAGATGTGCTGCCCCTCGCTGGTCCTGATCCGCATGCGACCATGGCAGTGCGGGCAGACGAGTTTGTAGGTACTGCCGCTCATCGTGACTACTCTCTCCCAGTCGTCTGGCTGTGCAGGACAATCACTGCATGCACCTCGGTATGCCGGGCGGCGATGTGCTGGCGATGGGCAGCCAGAATGTCATCGATCTCCCGCTCATCGATCACTCCATCCTCCAGCGCCTCGGCGATGATCTGGTCGACCAGCCCGCGCCGGACCGCGGTCTTCACCGAGCGGCTGTAGAGGTCCAGGTTGTCCAGCTCGGCCGGATCGGCGATCGGCACGAACACCCCGCCGTACATCGCCGCCACATAGTCCGGCAGATGGCTGGTGCCGCTTTCCGCTTCCAGCAGGTGCAGCTGCTCGTCGCTGAGCGGACGACTACCCTTGCTCTCGTACAGGTGGTTGTCGAACTTCTTCAGCGGCATGCCCAACCGCGCGGCGGCGCATTCCCGTCCGCCCGGGTAGGCGCAGACGATGGCGCTGGCCACCTGCCGCCGCGTTTCCAATAGCGTGCGTTTCATTTTCTGGTTCTCCTGTTCTCGGTGGGCACTTACCGTTGCGGCGCTGTCGAAGTGGCTGGCCGCCGATCCTCTTCGGCCTCGTCCAGGATTCCCGGAATCACCTCAGCCCCGATCTCCCGCGACAGATCGCGCAGGATGCGGAAGGTCAACCGGCCGCGTGGCAGGTTTTTGCTCTCTGCCCAACGCTCCACCGCCTGGGTAACCGTGCGCGGCTCGTAGCCATGACTCAGGGCGAACTGGCGGAAGTTGCTGCCAAGCTCGATCAGGCGGGCATGGATCTGGCGTTTGTTCATGGCCTGACTGTTCCCATGTGGATAAAATGTACTCATTGCGTGTAACTCTAATTACACGATTTGGGTAAGTCAATAGAGGGTTCCCCAAATTGGGAAACAAAAGCGCAAGCAACGTCCTTGACCGCTTGCAGGTAGTGTTCGGTGTGAAAGATGACAGCCAGCTCTGCCTAGCGATCCAAACCAAGCGTTCGACTCTAGGTAATTGGCGTGCTCGCGACTCTGTACCTTATTCAATATGTGTAACCGTTGCTGAGGAGAAGGGAATTTCCCTTGACTGGCTACTAACGGGGGAAGGCCCGATGCAACGCGGAGAGGCTAACCCGGCGGCCACGCAGCAGGCTTCCACCTCCTCCGAGATAAGCCCCCGCGAGCAGGCCATCCTTGAGCTATTTCGCTCCCTAGGCGAGGACGATCAGCGAGAGATACAGGACGCTGCTGCGGAAAAGAAACGACTGACCGCCATCGAGCAGCGCCTCGAGGAGCTAGCTGCGGCTGTCGCGGATATCAAAAGGCCGGCATAATCTGTTCCTATTAAGAACAGGCAAGGACGGCTACGGCAGGCATGCAACCACTAAGGTTTATCTACCAAGATGCCAAGGACGAGGTGCGCGAATGGGTGATACCTCGCTGGACTGAAAATACCCGCTACATACAGGGGCGAAGCGAGCACGACAGTCTCCCTCGCACCTTTCGCAAGGATCGCGTCCTTGAATACCTAGAAGGCGCCGAGCAGTTGCTTTTCGACCTCGCCGAGCCAGCGCCAGAGCCAGCGCCACGCGCGCAACTGGATAGCCGCCCACAGATCCTTTTCACTGGCTTCAAGTCCGCCGATCGTGCTCGGCTTGAAAGCAAAGCCACTGAACATGGCTTCCGGGTGATGAAAAATCCCGGCAAATCGCTGGTTGTCCTATGCATCGGCTACAACGCCGGCCCAACCAAGGTTGAAGCGGCCCGCGAGTCTGGTGCCTTCGTCGTCACTGAAGAGCAGCTTGATCATCTTCTACTGACTGGAGAGGTGCAGTGCTGATGCGTCGCGGTGACGTAGGCGCTGCATCTGGGCGGCAGGCTCCCTCTGCCGTCGAAATGAGCCCACGCGAACAGGCCACCCTCGAACTCTTCCGTGCCCTGGATGAGGATGGCTAGCGAGAGATACAGGGCGCTGCTGCGGAAAAAACGGCTGAGGGACCTCGAGCAGCGCATCAAAGAGCTAGCCGCAGCTGTCGCCGATATCAAAAGGCCGGCATAATCTGTTCCCATTGAGAACGAGTTATGCAGCAAATAGATGAATGACACAGAATTCTTCGACAACCTTTTCAAGAATTCTGCACATATGTACAACACTCAATTTATCAGCACGGACCATGCCTAATGACAACCCGCACCACTGAAACCATGCAAGCGCATAGGAACAAGCAATGAATGCGATTGATCTGGCAGATGGTCTAAGAGATCGCGACATTTCGTTCACCATTTTTCGAAATGCACTTAAGCAGAATGAACTAGCCACCTCCCAAGGGTGGGACAAAACACTGGATAAGCTTACAGAGCTGCTCAACATTAAAGAAACTGCAGAAGAGTACAGTTCAAAACTAACTTATATCTACGAAGATCTGACCCTTTATAGCGACAAGCTGGTACGGATATATCCTGCACCAGAAAATGCAGGCACACTCCTAAGTTCAATGATAGACCATTTCGTACAAAAAGACTCTGCTTATGACCAAAGATTCCCTCTTCCCCTAGAGCAAGAAGAACTGATTGCAGCCCCTGTGAGCTGCCACTGCGTGGACAGATGGGAGAGCGACTCAAGCCATGACTTCATTCTTTGCTCAAAGCAATATATCACCGAGCGGGAAACACTCCCTAAAGAGTATCTACGCGAAGATGCCGTTGATGAGTTTGGCATATTCGATGAAGTATATGGGGTACGAAAAAGGGCCATACAGCTATTTGACGTAATCTCCTTCAATCCTAGTCGACAGACTATCGAGATCAGGATGGATGGATATAAAAAACAAAATATATGCGAGATCGAGAGGCGGCTTCGCTATATTGAAGGGCTAGTCAACGACTATGCAAAAGAGAGCCTCAACATCGAGCAAATACTCTCCAACCCACTAAATTTTTATTCGTGCATCAAAAAGCTCTACGACTCTCCGGACGGCAGAGTTATAGAGTTAGGCCACTGTACGGAAGGTGCGGCAATTCACCGAGGAAAAATGCGCCGCAAAGCTTGTGACTTTAGAGATGATACGTACCATACAGGTGGCATAAATGTTATTCCAGAACTAAATGCTCACATGCTTGCGAAGCTATGGGACTCGCCAACCCGCCATGGAACAATTGAACTCGTTATACCTGGAACCTTAAGCACATCAAGCAATTCAGCACAGGTAATTGATTTTGCCCTTATTTTGTCCTGCGCCTCAGAACTCGACTATAATTCAGTCATGACAAAATTACTAGATACGTTAACCCCATGAATCTTGAAGGCGCATTGGCCATCATCAAGGCAGATCTAGACCACCAGCAGAGCCTGATGGATGCATCTATTCGCCTTACAAATTATGTCTATGCGCACCATCGCGACATCAAGCACCTCAGTTACTCACGCATCGCACAAATTATTGATACTGTTGACCCAGAAACATTACTGGGGGTAACTCAGTATTGCTCAGGTAACAGGCTAAGCATCCTTAAGATGAAGTTTGAGTTAATAATTGATAACTATCCTTTTGAGCTTGAAGATGAAGACGTTTTTTTCGCCGAAGAGAACAAATATCTGATCCATCCTGAGACTGGCAACCCTATCCAGAGCTATGAGGAGCACGTTTATCCGTTCTTTGTCCCAGGAGACTCGGTAACTCACAATGAATAATCAAGACGAGAACCCGCTCCTGAACTTTACGCTAAAAGATCTGAAGAATTTTGGTGATGCGTTAATTCCAGGTCTTTCCGCCCAAATTATGCGGAGAACTCTAACCACATATAAAGAGTTCATTAAAATCCTTTACAGGGATCTAGACGAAATTGTAGGCATACTTCAGGAAAATCCTGAACTAAGAAAAAACGACAAGGAAGACCGAATTACGATCGACATCGTTAACATGCTCACAACAATGGGCTACGATGCGGCTCACGAGAGAAAAATCGGCGGACACACGGATGTTAGCATCCGAGGTAAAAACAATTTCCTATGGATAGGCGAGGCAAAAATCCATGGGAATTACGATCACCTAACTGAAGGCTTCCAGCAACTATGCACTCGCTATGCAACTGGAGACTCTAATCAAGACTATGGTGGACTACTCATCTATATTCGCAATAAAGACGCGAAGAATGTAATCACGACATGGAAATCTCGGATATCGGACTTTGAGCTGGACGACTATACTGTTCAGGACTGCAACCAACGACCAGACATGGTCTTCTTCACCACACACAAACATGAACGCTCCGGCCGGCCATTCAATGTAAAGCATATAGGCATCAGCCTATATTTCAATCCAAAGGATCATTCAGAGGCCGCTTAGAACCCTCTAGAACAGCTAATCCTCTTCCGGATAGGAAACCCTGCCAAGGGTCCAAGGTTCGACGATAGTTGTGAGGATATCTCGCAAGTACGGATCCCACTTCTCACGCCTATGAGCGCTCGGGCCAGTGATCGTCAGCAGCAAGTACTCTTCCCGAAAGTCGTCATAGGCATAGATCAGCCAATAATCATGCTCAGGATGCTTGATCTCTGTTTTTCGGCAGAATTGGCGTGGAGTCTTAGCCCACTTCTCCTGTACTTCAGGAGTATTAGCGAGATGAATGTGGTGGAGACTATTTATATCGAGCGACTCGTCCCGTCCAAAAATATCAGGCAGATCACCGAATAGCTTGTAATCGTGGAAAAAAGCGTAAAAATCTTGCCAATCATTGAGATCTTTGAAGAGGTCAGAAACCTTGACCGATGCCATCTAATCCCTACTTTTTGACAGGCAGCTTCCCGGTAGCAACGTAAGCATCGAAAGCCTTTTGCCCATCCTGCGCGGCGCGGCATACGCTCGCAAAAGTGAGGGTTTTGCCAGTTGCTTTGCGGCGGGGCTGATCGAGCTTTTTAGCGGTAGCCATGAGAGCCTCCAGAGTATGATTGCGTCCGCAAGGATATGCCATTGCTCATATTTGAGCAAATTGGAAACATCCAGCTCAATCCCAAGCGCCTTACCATGCGCTCAACTCTACCTCGCCTACAACCTCTTCCACTCCCGCTCCACTGCCCGCTCGGCGCTGCTTTTGCTCGCGTAAAGGTGCGTCAGGCGCTTGGGCCGGGTCTGGTCGCCAGCGGTGACCTTGTGCTGCTTGCCAGTCTTCTCGTCCCGGTACCAGGCCAGCACGCCGGTGTAGTCTCCGGCCTCATCCGCCAGGTCGAGGATTTCATCCGCGTCCGGCAGCTTGGACTCCAGCTCCAGACTGGTGGTGTAGGCGTCGGCCGTGAAGCTGTGCGCGACATGAGAGCCGAGCCAGGTGATGGCAGCGATCTCGGCCTTGATGCCGGTCAGCGAGTAGGTCAGCTCGGGGATCAGGTCCGGCCGGCCCTTGGCCAGAGTGTAGCTGAGGGTGGCGGTGCCGCGCTGCAGGCGGGACCATTCGGCCCGGGCGGCGTTGAGGGCGCTGGCCTGGTCGGTGTAGACGTGGCGCAGGTCCTTGAGGTTATCCTCCCCACCGGCGATGGCCTCTTTCTTCTCGGCGCTGTTGACCTCGTAGTAGTAGGCGCGCACGCCGCTGTAGCTGTCGCGGTCGGCCTGCAGGAGGCGGTGCTGGTCGCCGTCCGCCCGGGTCAAGGCGATGTGCGGCAGCGGCAGGCCGCTGGCGGTGGTGCTCTTCCCCGCCGGCATGAACAGCAGCGTGCCGGCCTTCACTGTGGCGATGGCATCGTGCTGCTCGCCCAGGCGGGCCAGCAGGTTGGCGTCGCTCTCGTTGGCCTGGTCCAGGTGGGCCAGCGGGATCTGCGCGAGGCTCGGCGCGATGACGACCTCCAGCCCGTTGCCGCTGGCGATGGTCTTGATCACGTCGCCCAGGGTGACGGCATCCCAGCTGCGCTCCCGCTTGGTCTTCAGTCCCTTACGCAGATCGGCGGAGCGGGCGCGGATGGAGAGCACGTCCGGCGCGCCGCTGTGCTCGGTTTCGTCCACCGTGTAGCTGCCCTTGTAGGTCAGGCCGCTATCGCTCCAGCCCAGCCAGAGCTGCACGGTGACGCCCCGCGGCGGTATGGCCAGCAGTCCGTCGTGGTCGCTGAGCTGGAGGTCGAGGGTGTCGGCCTCGAGGCCGCGGTTGTCGGTGAGGCTGATGCCGATCAGGCGCTGCACGACGGCGGCGGTGATATCCCGGCCGTCCACCACCACACGGCAGATCGGGGACGGGTAGGCGGCGGCGTCCGGGCGGGCCATTACAGCAGCCCCTGGAGCAGATCGCCCGCGCCGCCGAGGAGGCTGCCGAGCAGATCGACCCGGTCGTCGTCTATCCGCTTCAGGCTGATGGTGAACTCAATGCGCCGGGCTGCACCGTCCTGGAAGAACAGAGTGCGCGTCTCGCTGAGGCTCTCGATGGCCCATAGGCCGTAGATGCGCCCGCTGCCATCCACCAGCGGCCAGGCCTTGCCGCTGTCGCCCATCTCGCGGATGACGTCGAGGCTGAGCTGGCTGCCGGCCAGTTCGGGCAGCAGGATGCCGGGCAGGGTGATGGCGTCATCCCCCGGCCCCAGATACTGCCGCGCCGGGCGGATGCCGATACGACTGGTGCTGCCGTGACGCCAGTCGGTCTGCCGCTGGAACTCCTGGTAGGCCAGGGTTTCCAGGCCGAAGACGAACATGCCGAGGGCCATCATCATGGTGGGTCACTCCTGGTCATGCAGGCGGGAGCGGACGCGGGCGGCCTTGGCGCGCTCGCGCTCGTCGAGGATGCGGTTGATCTGCTGCGCCAGGTCATTCGCCTGGCCGCCGGCAGCGCTGACCTGGATGGTGATGGTGTCGCCCTGGACGATGATCGGCGCCGAGGCGCTGGCGGCCAGTGGCGGGCGGTTGTCGATCGCCAGCGCGCTGCCGGCACCGCCCACGCCCACGGCGAGCGCGCCGGCCTGGGCCAACTGCTTGCCCAATCCGGCGATGGCCCCGAGCGGCCCGCCCTGCCCGGCCACCAGCCCCTGCTCGAGGCCCTGCATGGTGTAGCCGCCCAACTGGGCAAAGACACGGGAGGGCGAGTGGATGCCGAGCTTTTCCTTGAACCAGCCAATGGCTGCGCCACCAGCCCCGGTGATGGCCTCCTTGACGCTGCCGAGCGCACCGGTAATGCCGTTGGCCAGGCCCTGGAGAATGTCGGCGCCGAACTGCCTGAAGCGTTCCGGCAGGCCGGCGAACCAGGTCATCAGGCTGCCGAACTGTACCTTGATGCCCTCCCACAGCGCGGCGAACTTCGGCCCCAGGGTGCCCCAGTTATTCCAGATCAGATACGCGGCACCGCCGATGGCCGCGGCGATTCCAGCGATCACGAGGGCAACCGGGCTGGCGGCCAGCATCATGAGCGCGCTACCGACGGCACGGATCGCGGTACCGAACTGCGCGAACAGGCGGCTGATACCGATCAGGGAGACCTGCATATTCTCGATGTTCAGCAGGACGTTCTGCGTGGGGCTCTCAACCGCGTCGGTCGGCGGGGTCAGCTCCATGGCTTTCGCGGCTTCGCCGGCGAGCGACTTGCTGACCTCCTGGATAGCCTCCAGAGGCCCGCTCATCGCAGCACCGATGCCCTGCTCCAGGCCCTGCATGGTGTATTCGCCCAACTGGGAGAAAACCCGCGACGGGCTATGGATGCCGAGCTTTTCCTTGAACCAATCGATGGCTGCGCCACCTGCCCCGGTGATGGCCTCCTTGACGCTACCGAACGCCCCGGTGATACCGTTAGCCAAGCCCTGGAGAATGTCGGCGCCGAACTGCTTGAAGCGTTCCGGCAGTCCGGAGAACCAGGTCATCAGGCTGCCGAGCTGGCTCTTGATACCCTCCCAGAGCGCGGCGAACATCGGCCCGAGGGCGCCCCAGTTCTGCCAGACCAGGTAGGCGCCTGCAGCCAACGCCGCGACGACGCCGATGATCAGCAGCACCGGCCCCAGAGCGGCGCTGGTGGTGATGCCGAAGGTGGCCATCCCCAGCTTGGCCATGGCGAGGGGACCGACCAAGCCGGCGAGGATCAGAGCCAGGGTGCCGCCGCCGATCGCCAGCGCGGCGATGACCGCCGTCACCTTGACCAAGCCGGCTGCCAGCTCCGGATTGGCCCGCGCCCAAGCGCCGATGCCGCTGGCCAGGCTGCCGAGACTCTTGATCAGCTCCTTCAGCTCAGGCGCCACGGCAGCGCCGAACTCGGCCAAGGCGTTGGTCCAACTTCCGGAGGCGGCGTCCATGACGTTGGTCAGGGTCTGCAGCTGCTCGTCGACGCGCTTGCGCAGGTTGGCCTGGGCCTGCATCTTGCCAGCCACCTCCTGATAGCCGGCGATGCCCTTGTCGATCATGGTCTGCACGACCTGGAGCGTCTCGGAATCGTCGCCGAAGATGGTGGACAGCACGCTGATACGTTTGACGCTGTCCAGCTTCTTGAGCTTGTCGAGCTGGGCGAACAGCTTGTCGAGTCCGCCGAACTCTCCCTTGCCGTCGGTGAAGTCGAGGTTGATGCCGAGCTTCTTGATCTCCTTGTTGGCCTTGCTCACCTTGTCCAGGTCAAGCCCCGCCTGGAACACTTTGCGCAGGGCATTGCCTGCCGGCTCACCGCTCATGCCGACCTGATCCATCATCACCAGCAGCGGGGCCAGGGTGTTGGTCGCCTCGAGGCCGCTCTTGCGGAGGATGCCCAGCGCCGGGGAGAGCTTGGAGAATCCATAGAGCATGTTGGTGGGGTCGACGCCGAGGTAGAAGGTGCGCTGAATGGTGTCCATCAGCCCCATCATGTCGCCCTCGGTGGTGCGGGTGGCATCCTGCATCTTGGCGGCGAACTCGGCCGCATCGCTGCTGCCCATCTTGAGCTGAACCGCCAGATAGGCCGCCGCCTCGCCGGTCCCGCCGAGGATCGACTGGGCGCTCAGACCCTGCCGGCGCAGCATGGTCATCATTTCCTGGAACTGCGCGGTGGTGCCGGGCAGACGGTCGCCCAGTTGGGTGGCCAGGGTGCTGATCTTGGCGAAGTCCTCCGCGACGCTACCGTCGGCACCCATCATCGAGGCGCGCAGTTGGGTGGCGGCGTCCTCGGCCGGGGCATAGGCACCGACCACCGCGGACAGCGGCCGGGACAGGGCATAGCCGGTCGCCAGTCCCGCAGCACCACCGACGGCGAGCTTGCCGGCTATGTTCTGGGCCCGGTTGTAGGCCTCCTGGGCCTTGGCCAGACGCTGCTGCTGTTCGGTGGCGCGACGCAGGCGCTCGGTGTGCTGGTTGATCGCTCGATTGGTGTCGGCGATGCGCTGCCGCAGCTCACGCTCATGGTTTCCGAGGTTGCGGGTGCTGATGCCGGCCTCGCCGAGCCGGCCGCGCAGGCCCTGGAGTTCGCGCTGCTGCTCGCCGTGCTTCTGCTTGAGCGCCTGGGCCTCGCGCTGGGCGCGTTTGAATTCGGCGCTCAGCTTGCGGCTGGGCGCTTCGGCAGCGGCGACCGCCTGGGCCAGCTCGCGTACCCGGGCCTGGCTGGCCGCCAGGGCAGTGGCCGTCTCCTGACTGGCGGACTTCAGCGTTCGAAAACTGGAGACGTCGCGCTGCTGGGCGTTGAGCTGCTTGAGCTGCTCGCGGCTGGCCTTCAGGGCCTGGGCCACGGCGCCGCTGCCCTGGGCGATGCGCCGGAGCGGCGCGGTGATCTTGTCCACCGCGCTCAGCAGCACCTGGAGTTTCAAGTCACGTGCCATGCTTCTTGTCCTCTGCTCCGCTGCGCTGCCGGGCGCGCTCGCGCCACTCCATCAGGTCGGTGAGGCTCAACGGCTCCAGGTCCGCCGGGCCCCAGTGGAAGATCACGGCGATGTCCGCCATGGCGTCCTCTACGCGGCGGGGAAGGCATCCACCTGCGCCGACTTCGGCAGCAAAAAACCGGCGACCTCGCCGCCCAGCTGCAGCAGGTCGGCCGGGTCCATCTGCATCAGCTCCGGCTTGGTCAGCGCCGGGGTGCTGAGGCGCGGCAGAACGGTGATCAGGGCGTTGACGTCCATCTGCAGCACGTCGGTGAGGGTGACGCCGCGCAGGCTGCCGGAGTCCGGCTTGCGCAGCTCGATGGCGGTGATGGTCTGCTCGCCACGGGCGATCGGGGTATCCAGGGTGACAGTCTTGGTAGTGGTCATGGGGCATTCCTCAAGCGATGGGAGGTGGCCCGGCGGCGCCGGGCGCAGGGGTTACAGGCCGATGGCGGTGCGCTGCTCGGCCAGGCGATCCACGCCGCCGACCGTCTCGATCATGTTGAGCAGGTCGATCTCGATCTCGGTGACGCCGTTGACGATCAGCTTGTAGTAGCTGCAGGTGGTCACGATGCTGACCTCAGTGTCCTCGCCAGCTTCGGCATCGCCCAGGTTGATTTCCTCGTGCCGGCCGCGCACGACGATCTCCACGGCGGTGACCTCGCCGGTGTCGTCGCGCTGGTAGGCGCCGGCAAAGCGCAGCAGCACGCCGTCGGCTTTCGTGACGCCGAACTGGCGCAGCACGGTCAGGTCTAGGCCGCCGAGGGTCCATTCGAACTGGATGCCGTCGTCGCTGAAGCCGTGGTCGATTTTGACCGGGCCGTTCATACCGCCGCCGCGGTAGGACTCCATCTTGCGGGCCAGGGGCGGCAGGGTGGCGGTCTTGCTCTCGCCGAGGTAGCTGTTGCCGTCGTTGAACAGGTTGAGGTTCTTGAGTTTGCGGGGCAGTGCCATGGTGGCGCTCTCCTCTATCGGGCGATGCCCCGGCGCCGGGCGCCGGGGTCAGACTCAGGCAGTGATGCGGCTGGCGAAGGTGCCCAGGTAGCGGTCGGTGATCCGCTGCTGGAATGTCAGGTCCTCGAGCGGCGGGACCGGGGTGTAGTCGTAGGCGATGTAGAGCTTGCCGGCCTTGAGGGTGGCAGCGTTGTTCAGGCTCTCGTCGTACCAGGCCTCGCCGTCGATGAGGTAGCCCAGACGCTTGAGCTCGCGGAACTTGGCGTTGACACCTTCCAGGATGTCGCGCACCAGGCTTGGGTGTAGGGGCTTGTCCACCGCCCACAGGTGCGCCTCGGCGACGGTATCGGCCAGCACCTGGGCGGTGCGGGTGGCGGACTCGAAGGCGAACAGCGGGTCGGCGCTGCAGGTGCGCGAGCCCCAGAAGCGGAAGCCGTCGCGGCGGATCAGGGTGGTGACGTCGGCGGCGTTGAGGTAGCCGGCGTCGGTGGCCGGGTCCTGCAGGTCCCAGAACACATCGGCGCTGATACCGGTGACGCCGTTGACCGGGACGTTGGAGAGCGTCTTGTGCCAACCCACCTCCTGGTCGATCTTGGCACGCAGGCCAAGGGCGCGGGCGACGGCCGGGGCCGCCTGGTCGGCGCTGCTGACGGTGTCCCAGCCGATGAAGTCCGGCCAGATAGTCATCAGCTCGCGCTGCCCGAAGTTTTCCCGGTAGGCGACGGCCTCCTCCTTGGTGGCGCACTCCCAGGCCGAGGCGTAGGCGAAGCCGCGCAGCTTCTGGGCGATGGCCGCCAGTTCGGTGGCCACGGCCAGGCTGTCCAGCCCCGGCACGCCGAGGATGCGCGGCTTGATGCCGAGCCGGGCCTGGGCGGCCAGCAGACCCTTGAGGCCGGTCATCTGGCCGCCGGCGGTGGTGGTGCCGATGATCTTGGTCGCCTGGTCGGCCGCCTTCGCGGCGGCATCGGCGCCGGCACCGTCGGCCACGCGCACCACGACGGTGAGGGCGTTGGTCTGGTCGCTGATCGCATCCAGGGTGGCAGCCAGGGTGCCGAGGGTACCGGCCTTGCCGATGGCGGCCTGGACGTTGGTCAGCAGCACCGGGGTGTCGAGCGGGAATACGGTAGCGTCGGCATCGCTGCCGGTGCAGACGACGCCGATGACGGCGGTGGAAACGGTGCGGATCGGGCGCGAGCCGTCGCTGGCTTCGATGGTTCGCACGCCGTGATGGTAATCGGCTGGCATGGGTAGTTCCTGCGCAGGAGGTATGTCCTGCGCAGGGTGACGCGGGTGCGGGGAATGGGACAGCGGCGGGGGTTGTAGCGGGCGGAGCTACAACAGGGAGGAACCGAAATCGGCCCTCCTCGGCGTTACCGCTCTTGCATCGCCGGGCATCGATTCAGAGCACGAAGGCCGGCCGGAAGCCGATGTAGCTGCTCGGATGGGAGCGATCGATCGCCAACGAGACCCGGAACAGCCCTGCACTGAGAGTGTCGGACCAGGCGCCGCCGCGCATCAGCATTCGTTCGCCGTAGTTGCGGACATACAGGCTGCCACCACCCTGGCTGGCGGCGAGCGGGAACAGCCCGAGCCGCTTGAGCAGCGCCGGCACCTCGAGGCCTGCCTTGGCGGTCAGGGCCTGCAGCGCGTCGGCGGTAAAACCGGCCCCCATCGCGTTGGAGCCCTGGGGGCCGTTGCGGTTGAGCACCGTGTCGGACAACAGCGGAGAGCCGTGATCCCCCGTGGTACCCGCTTCGCTGGCATCGTATTTCAGGGTGCCCGCCGTGCCCGGCGCGACCAGACTGCCATTCGGCAGGATGGCTTTCCAGGCGCTCGAGTTCGCCGACAGGTCGGTCGTCGCCAGGGCGGCATCGTTGTCCGGCACGATCTGGATTTCCCCCTCGACCACCCGTGCCCCGGTCACCCATTCGTTGACGTTTCCGACCAGGTCGGCGATGCCCGCCGGCGTATTGTCGTGACGCCAACTCGCCGGACCCGAGCCAGTGAGGGTGCGAGCGGTGCCGCTGACGACGCCGATCTCACCGCCGTCGACGCGGCGACCGGTTTCGAAGCGGGCCACCTCCGATTGGCCGAAGCGCGTGTTGCCGCGCGGCAGGAAGCCGTTCTTGTGGCACCACAGGGCGATGGCCGCCCACTCGGCGTTGGTCATCAGGTGAAAGCCCGTGCCCAGCGCCGCGCAGTAGCTGCGCGCCTGGTCGTAGGTGAAGCTGGTGGCCGGGTCCTGCCCGGGCAGCGACAGGGCCATGCCGCCGACGACGCTGGCCTGGAACTGGCTGATGAACAGCTCCGATTTCTCCTGGCCCTGGACGACGAACGCCGGGTGCACACCGCTACCGAGGCTGGCGTCGATGTCCTCGAGCCGGAATTTCGGCACGATGCAGTAATAGCCTGGCTTGCCGTCGGCCGAATACAGCACGGTGACCTTGCCGCCGGTGGCGCCCTCGACAGCCTGGCGCAGGCTGTCCTTGATGAAGATCGATGGCATGGAATTCTCCTGTTAGAGGGCGACGGGCGCCGGGGCGGCGAACGGCCACAGCTTGACGACGACGGCGTTGGGGTCGAGCGGCTCGGGGACGAGCTGCACGCTGGGATTGCCCTCCTCGTCGGTGATCGGCTCCTCGCGGTAGCGCCGCGCCGGGACGACGAGAATGGCGACGTAGGCGCCGCTGGCGGATTCGGCGACCACGCCGTTGGCAAGGCGCAGTTCGATGTGCTGCTCGCCGTCTTCCTGGCGGGCGGCGCAGTCGATGGACACGCCGGCGACGGTGACGAGGCCTGCGGCGATGGAGAAGTCGGCGACGCCGGCTTCGGCGCCGCCCATGAGCTGGATAATGGCCATGCGGGATACTCCTTAGAATTTCATTTGGGTGACTTGCCAGCGCACCCGGACGTTGTCGGCGGCGGCCGCCAGGCTGACGGCGAAGGCGTTCTGCGCCCGGCTACCGACCAGGAGGTCGTCCGGCTCGCAGGGCGCGCCCTCGGCGGCGACGATGTCGAAACGCAGCTGATAGCGGTCGTCGGGGAGCCAGTTGAGGTTCTGGTAGTGGTAGGCCGGCGACGACACATGGCTCGGGAAGGCCGGCTCGAGGCGCCGCACGTCGGTCAGGACCACGTTGGCCAGATGCGGGTCGCTGGCGTCCGTGGAGCCGGCCGGGATGGTCAGCCGGTACAGCTCGATGGCACCCTCAGGCACTGGGCCGCCCAGCGGGGTCGTCGCCAGCATCCATGCGCCGCCGACCAGGACCAGGTAGGCCGACACCGTGACCGCGCCGGGACCGGTGTTCTGCGGGACGGACACCGCGTTGAGTTCGGCCGCCACGCTGTACAGCCGCCCCCGGGCGAAGCAGCGCCCGCCCTCCAGGGACAGGTTGCGGGTCGCGTTGGTGGACTTGGCGAGCGTGCAGCCGGCGACGATGCCGCGGTTGGCCAGCACGAATTCCCCTTCCTGGATGCGCGACTGGGCCATGGCGGCGATCTGCCGATGCGCCGTGCCGCCCAGGTCCAGCGCCGACAATGCCAGGCCACGGGCCGTTTCCAGCTCCCGGCGCATGGCCTCGATCTGGCCTTGGGCATGGCTGCCCTCGTGGAACACCGGGTAGATCGGGTAGCGGCAACGCACGCTGCCCACGCCCGGGATGTCGGGCAGCGCCACATGGATGCCCGCGGCGCGCACCGGCACCGTCTGGCCGTTGCCGGCGATCACGTAGGCGGCGGTGGCGCCGGTATCGGCCGGGTCGGTGAAGCTCATCTCCGTGCCGTAGAACGCCGCCGGCACCCGATAGAAGCGGGCATCGCCATTGACGCCGCTGTACGGCGAGGCCTGGGTCCCGGCGCCGCTCACGCTCGCCACCTCGGCGATCGCGTGCGGGTTCCAGCGCTCCAGGGGGGTGCGCAGGATCAGCTCGAGCGGCATGGCGTAGCTGAAGCGCCAGGTCTGCCCGGACACGGTCATCGGGCACACCTCGGGCCGGCTGGTCATCGCCACGAACAGGGTCGGGTCGTTGAAGCCGCGGCGAAAGCTGTTGCGGTTGGCGGCGTCCGTGGCACCGGTGTTGAAGCGGTGGTAGTAGGCGGCATTGGCTTGCGTGGCGCCGCCGTACTCCTTGATGATCGCCGCGCCGTAGCTTTCCGTCAGGACCGCGCCGGTGCCGTCCAGGCCCGGTACCTTCTGCATCAACGCATCGAGTACGCCGGGGCCGTTGGCCGCCTCGCGGATCTTGAAGCGCGCCGGGGCCTTGCCGGTACGCGCCGCCTGCGCCCAGTCGTCGACCGGAGCGAGGGCCTGGCGCAGATCGCCCAGCTCGCTGACGTCCACCGCGGCGATGCGATAGCGCAGCCGGGCCATCACCGGGCGGCCGCTCTCGTCGATGAAGCGCACCACCGGCGGCTCGAAGGCAACGTTCTCGGTGGGGTTCTTGTAGCCGCCGTAGTTGTACTTGAGCACCTCGCGCAGCGCGGCGCCCACGGTGGTGACGTACTGCTGGTGACGGAACGACTCGTAGGTATCGCTCACCACCTCCTGGTAGGCCTCGAACCAGACCTCCAGGTACGACAGCGTCCAGCCGAAGCCGCCCGGGAACGCCCCGCCCTGGTAGTCGCGGAACAGTCCGCGCAGGGCCGCGATCTGCGCGTCCACGCTGCCCGCGCCGGCGATCGCGGCCGGCACCGGCGGCGCCTCGACCTCCTGAGTGGCCAGGAACGCCGAACCCGCGTCCGCCGGACGCTTGAGCTTGTAGTCGTTGTGCCGGGTGCGCACGTAGTAGCCGTTGAGCACCGCGGTGAACTCGCCCATGCCGGGCGTGCCCTTGAAGTTGGGGTGGTTGTGGATGCTCGCCGGGGCAAAGGACTCGCTCCAGGGGCGGTCGAAGGCGTCATCGCCGCCGAAGTGGTAGCTGCGGGTCTGGTAGACCCCGGACTGCCCCAAGCCGCGCAGCAGCTCCGCCTGCAGCTCATAGTGCCAGGCGGAGATAGGCGCGACCGGCGCGGTGAGGCCGGTGTTGGCAAAATCCTGCTCGAGGCCGTCGAGGCGCGCGTCCAGGCTGGCCTTCCCGCCGCGGGCCTGGACGAGCTCGGTCTCCCGGGCCTCCAGGCGCGTATGCAGGTTGCCGAAGTTTTCGTCGATCTCATCGTAGCGGGTGTTCCACAGCGAGGGGACGGCATCCGGCTCGTTGTCCGGGATGGGCGAGATTCTTTGATGGGGCAAGGCCATGTGGCTCTCCTCAGAAGCGCAGCGTGATGCTGATTTCGTAACGCTCGTCGGACTCCTTCAGCTTCGGCGCGAAGGTCTTGAGGCCGACGAGCTGACCGGCCGCATCCAGCAGGGCGGCCTCGGAAATCCGTACCCCCACCAGCTCGGCCTTCTCCAGGACGCCGGTCCCGGTCACCGAGAAGTCGTCCTCCTGGAGGACGCCGGCCAGCGGCTTGCGCAGGACCTCGTGGCCGAGCGACAGGGCCTGCGGATTAGGCGCCTTGGGCGTCAGGTCGGCGTGGTGCCCACCGTCGCCAAAGGCGATCGCGGCGATCGGTGGCAGCGGCGCGTTGTCTTTCATGTGCCGCGCCAGGCGTTTCCGGTAGGCGTGGACGGTGATGGCCTCAGCCATGCGAGGTCTCCTTGACGATGTGGAAAGTGAAGGTCGGACGTGCCGGCCCGCCGACCTGCCAGCCGCCGTTCAGCCGCAGGCGGCGCACGGGGCCCAGGGCGAACTGGCCGAGGCGCCGGTGTCGGGTGAAACGGCGGGCGCGCAGCCGGCGCCCGTCGAGCCGGAAGCGGCCGAGGCGCTGCTCGGCGCCCAGCGCCCAGCGGCCGTCGAGTCGGCGCCGGACGGTGGCGAGACGCAGGGCCTGGCCGCCCAGGCGTTCGGGCGTGGCACAGGTGCTGGCCTGGGCGACCAGGGTGGTGGCGGTGTCGATCGGGAGTGTCCGGTCGCGCCCCATGCGGAAGCCGAAGGGCCGGGCCTGGGCCGCTGCGCCCAGCGCCCAACGGCCGTCCAGGCGACGCCAGGCGCTCAGGCGCACGCGCCTGGCGAGGGTGGCCGAGGTCGCCGGATAGACCAGGTCGACCGCCGTGCGCGGGACGAGCTCGAGCGCCGGAGCGACCGCAATCTGACTGCTGGACGCGATCTGGGTATGGCCAAGGAGCTCGGCGGCGCGTCCGCCCAGACGCCAGCTGCCGTTCAGACGCCGGTCGGGCTCGGCCAGAGCCGGCAGACGGTAGGCGGAGGCTTCCAAGGTGGAGCGCATCAGGGTCTGGCTGGCGATCCGGCAGCCGTGCAGATGCCAGGCAGCGCCGCCGCGGCGCTCGCCGAGGCGGAACGCACCGAACGGCTGCGCCAGGGTCACCGGCCGGGCCTCGCGGCCGAGCGACCAGCGGGCCGGGGCGCGGTCGCTGACGACCCGGCCGCACCAGGGGTAACGGGCCTCGATGCGCTTGTCGAGGCGCAGCATGGAAGCGGCCTGGGACGGCGCCTGCAGCTCGAAGGCCAGCCAGAAGATGAAGAGCGGCCAGGCGCGGGCCGGCTTCCACTCCTCGACCAGGGCGGCGAGCCGCTCGACCCGTTCGGCCAGGCCGAGCGAGGCCAGGTTGGTGCGCACGATGAACTGCGCCCAGTGCTGGAGCTGCGGCAGCCGGGCAGCCAGCTCGAGCGGACGGATATGCCGGCTGGCATCGAGTGACCAGGTGCCGTCGAGCCGGTCCGGGGCGAGCTCGGCATAGCGGGCGCGCTGGCGGGCCTGGTCGATGACCTCGACCTCGAGGCCGAGGGTGGCCAGGGCGCGTTCGAGCGCCCAGGGCGTCCCTTTCTTTTGGTGGAGAAGGACGGACAGGCGAATCAGCTCGCGCTTTTCTTCGACGCTGGCCGTGTTGTCCCAGCCGTCGACATGCAGCGACCAGGCCAGCCAGGGCAGCAGCTCGGGCGGACAGCGGTCCACGTCCCGCAGACGGGGGAGGTCGACCGGCAAATCAAACGTCGAAGCCTCGGCCAGGGCGCGCTCGAGCGCACTGGCGTTGGGTGGCAGCAGCGCGCTCACAGGCCTACCCCGCTGACGGCGATGTCGACGCCCACGCAGCGCGCCGCCTGATGGGCGGCGACCACCAGGCTTTCGGTCGGATCGAGCAGATCGACCCGGGTGACGCCCGGCTGGTGCAGGGCGGCATGCAGCCCGGAGATGCTGACGTCGTGGCCCAGGCGGAACTGCTGTTCGACATAGGCGGCGCGCGCGGCCTCGGCGGCGGCCAGCACCACGGTCGAGTCGGGGCCGGGGTTGAGCAGCAGGCGGGCGACGACGCGGTAGGGAATGATCTCGGCGGCGACCACCTCGACCTGGTCGGTGAGCGGGCGCACGTCGTCGGCCGATACCCGGGCCAGTACGGCGGAAAGCAGCCCCGCCGAGGGCGTGCCCTCGGGTTCGGCCAGGATGGCCAGGCGTACCGTTCCCGGCGTCGGGCTGGAGACGGTCGCATCGCGCACCTGCGGGCTGGCCGAGAGCGCGTGGTAGATGTAGGACTGGACCGGGCCGGCCGTGGAATAGCCTTCCGGGGACAATTGGGCACGCTTGCGCAGGCGCTCGTCGGACTCGCCGTCCAGCCGCCTGAGGTTCAAGGGCGGCGACGCTACCAGGTGGTCCAGGTCGGCGCCTTTGGCATAGGCCAGCATCACCGCCCTGGCAGAGTCGTTGATGCGAGCGCGCAGGAGCAGTTCGCGGTAGGCGTTCTCCTGGAGCAGCTTGGTGCGCGGATCGGACTCGAGTTCGAGCTGTGCGGACACCGTGGCCTGCTCGTCTGCCGGGTAGAGTCCGATCAGACGGGCCTTGCGCTCGGCAAGGATCGCCTCGTAATCGAGCGTCTCGATGATGTTGGGTGGCGGCAGTTGCGAGAGGTCGATCATGCGGAGGCTCCCAGTTTGAGCGGCACACGCAGGCTGAGCGGCGCATTGCCGTCGACCTCGGTGCCCTCGATGTCGAGGACCGCACTGCCCGGCGCGCTGCCGAGGGTGAGCTGCACGCGGGACAGGCGCAGACGCGGCTCCCAGCGCATCAGCGCGATCGCGGTGGCGGCGTAGAGGCGCGTGGTGGTGGCGCCGTGGAGCGGCTGGTCGATCAGCTCGGGCAGCAGGCTGCCGTAGTCGCGGCGCATCAGGCGCGAGCCCAGCGGGGTGGTGAGGATGTCGGCGATGGACTGGCGCAGGTGCTCGAGGGCGGCGATGGCCAGGCCGGTGGTGCGGGACATGCCGGTCATTGCGGTTCCTCCGAGGTGCCGGAGCCGCTCTGCACGCCGCCGTGGACGTGTCCGATCAGGCTGATAAGGGCAGCGATCACGTCCTCGCTGACCGTGACCAGGCCGGTGATATTCACACCCTCGGCCGACAGCTCGAGGACCACCGGGCCACAGCGCAGGACGTATTTGCCGTCGGCCGGAATGTCGATCAGGTACTGGCTGTTCTCGGTGTCGTACTCGATCACCGCTCCGTCGCGGTAGGTGCGCCGGTGGCGTTTCGGGTCGTTGTCCGGTGCGGGGAAGGCGTCGCTATACAGCCCGACGAGCACGGCGCCGGTGGCCGGGTCGCCGGAGGGCGAGAACAGGATGCACTGTTCGCCGAGGCTCGGCGGGTCCCACTCGCGGTCCTCGCCGGCGCGCGCTGCGAAGAACGGCAGCCAGCCGGTGAGCAGGCCGCCGGTCTTCACGCGGCAGCGCGGTTTTTCCGGATCGACTTCGGCGACGGTGCCGAAGCGGATCAGGTTTTCGAGGCGGCGGATAAGGTCGGCGGTATTCATGGCTGCCATGCTGGCCCGCTGCAGGTGCGGGTGTCGCGTGGCCGGGGTTGTAGCGCGGCGCGCTACAGGCCGCGCCGGGGGAGCATCAGAAAAGCCCAGCTGGCTCGGCCTGAACGTCCCAACTGAAGATCAGCACCTCCCTCGCACTGCTCCCCTTCCCGCCACCCACCGTATAGCGGATATCCGTCGTCTCGATGTGATAGCCCGCGAAGCACTCTCGAATCGCTGGATGATCGTTCAGGCTGATGATCGCCCGACCCTTGATCTCGCCGAGGAGCTTGGCCATCTCCTGGTACTGCTCGAACTCGAACGGCACCCCGTATCCCTCTGTCTCCCAATACGGCGGGTCCATGTAGAACAGCGTGTGTTCACGGTCATAGCGGCGCAGGCAGTCCTGCCAGGGCAGGTGCTCGATGTAGACGTTCGACAGCCGAAGGTGGGCGGCTGAGAGTGTTTCCTCGAACCGCAGCAGATTCAGCCCTGGCGGCGTGGTGGTGGCGGTTCCATATGTCTGGCCATCCACACGAGCCCCGAATGCGGACTGCTGCAGGTAATAGAACCTGGCCGCCCGTTGGATATCGGTCAGCGTCTCGGGGCGGGTGATCTGCAGCCACTTGAACACCTGCCGGCTGCTCAAGGCCCATTTGAACTGCCGGACGAACTCCTCCAAATGGTTCTGCACCACCCGGTAAAGGCACCCCTTTCAAGGTCTTGCACTTTCCCATTGGGGGAAAGCCGGGGGAGTGAGGTTGATACCGCTTCGGTAGGAGCGAATTTATTCGCGATGCTTCTGCTCTTGCTGCCAATCGCAGATAAATCTGCTCCTACAGCCCTGCCGGCAAGCAGCCGATCGGCGTTCGGCCGAAGACCTTGAAAGGGCTGCCCGGTAAAGGTTGACCAGGTCGCCGTTGATATCGTTAAGAACTTCAACCTCCGCCGGCACTGGCCGGAGGAAGAACAGCGCCGCTCCCCCCGAGAAAGGCTCCACGTAGCAGGTATGGCGCGGGAAGAACGGAAAAATGCGCTCGGCGAGCCGGCGTTTTCCCCCTATCCAGGGGACGATGGGTTGGGCGGACATGATGCCTCCTATTAGTAATTGGCACTCGGCGGCGCTGGAGTGGGTGCTCTCCAGCTGCTCGGATCAGTAGGAAATCTTTCGGATCTGCATCAGCCGGCCAGGTGCTCGAGCAGGCGGTCGCGGATCAGCTCCAGGTCGGCGTCAGTGAGGCCGAGCAACTGCCGCCGCTCGTACTGGACGTCGGGGGCGCCCCGCTCGGCCCTGTCGCGCAGGCCATACTGGTGGACGCGGGCCAGGCGCGCGGTGCGACCGACGAAGCCGAGGGCGATGCTGCCCGCTGTGCTCTGCAGCTTGAGGTGCCTGGCCTGGCGCAGCTTGGCGAACATCTTCCGGCGCACGCGGCCGACCTTGCCGCGCAGGTCCTTCCTGGGCTTGCGTGGGGCGTAGGGGGTGCCGTCCGGGTTCTTCTGCGCGGCGATGCGCTGCTGCTGGCTGCGGCGTAGGTCGCGGGCGATGGTCTGGTTCAGTTTGCGGCGCTCGCCGGCGCCGAGCTTGGCCAGCAGGACGCCGGCCCAGTCCTCGAGGGCGCGCAGATCGTCAGCCATGGCGGGTCGGCCCCGGGTGAGGGGTTTCCAGGGCGACGCCGGTCGGGGCTGCAGTGTCCCATTCGGCGAGCAGCTCGCCGTCGGCGAAGACCTGCAGGTGGGTGCTCTCCAGCTGCTCGGTGTACGGCGGCTCCTCGGCGTGGGTGACCTGCAGGCTGCCGTCGGCCTGCTTGCTGACGATGACCCGCTCGGTGAGCGGCAGGGTGATCGACAGGTCGACCTTGTCGTTGGCCAGCACGTCGGCCTCGAACTGGATGGCCTCCTTGCCCTTCTCCAGGTTGACCAGCAGCTCGGACTGGTTGACCAGCAGCCAGGCCAGCAGCGGGATGGCGATAGCGTCCGGGTGCCCGGCGTAGTCGGTGAACAGCAGGTTGAGGGTGTAGCCGTACTCGAAGGACAGGCCGCCCGCGGCGGTGCTGCGCAGCCGCCCCTTGTCGATGAAGACCAGCAGGCGGTCGGGGTTGTGGCGCAGCTCGGGCACCGCGGCCAGCAGGTGGGCACGCAGGGATTCGGGCTTGTTCATGCGCGCAGGTCCCAGTAATTCTCCCCGCCGGCGGCGAGGTAGCCGGCCTTCAGGCCCTCGATCACCGCCGGCAGCGACTCCTTGAGGCTGCGGACGTGGAGGCGCAGCGGCAGCGGCGTGTGCAGGTCGGCGATCAGGTCGTCGAGGCGGTCAATCTGTTCGGCAATCTCGTCCATGGGGGCGTCTCATTGGTTGTTCGGTGCGGGCTGATGGCGATAGACCATGTCCACCTGGGCGGCACACTCGGCCCAGGCGGCCTCGGTGCGCTCGAGCGCCTCGAGCAGGTCGCCGTTACTGCGCGGGCTGCTCGGCGACAGCCGGCATGGCACCACCACCGGGCAGGCGCTCACGGTAAGCGTCGGCACCGGTGAGGGCGGGACGCTCGAGCAGCCGGCGGGCAGCGTCAGGCAGAGGCCGAGCAGCCCAGTCGCGCAGTTCCTGGTTTTCATGTTTGAGGTCCTCGAGCTGGGATTGCCGGCGGGCCAGCACGGCGCGCAGGTCGTCCTGGGTGGCGCGCAGCCCGGCCTGGGCGGCACGCTCCTTGGCCAGGTCGGCGGCCAGGGTGGTGGTCTGGCGGGCAAGCTGGTCACGCTGCTCGGTGGCCTGCTGTGCGGCAGCCTTGGCCTCGTCGCGCTGCTGGTGGAGGCCAAAGACGTAGAGCGCGACGATGACCGGCGGGACGATCAGCATCAGGAGGCGGGCGATCATGCGGCCTCCGGTTGCCCGGCGAACTGCGCATAGGCGCGGGCGAGCTTCACGTCGTAGAGGTTCTTGCCGTAGGCCGGGCCGTTGTAGCGCTTGGCGAACTCGGCCCAGCGACGGCCCTGCAGGGCCTTGTGCAACGCCGGGTCGGCCTCGACGAAGCGGACGAAGGCCTCCAGCTGGCGGGCCTCGCTCTCGGCCATGGCGTGGGCGAACTCCTGGACGCGGGCGTAGCCGAGGCGCTGCCAGTGGTAGCCCATGATCTGGAACAGCCCCCAGGACGCCGACTCCAGGGCGGCGGTGTCGTGGATCTGGCGGGCCGAGGCGAGGCGCTGGTGTTCGGCGACGCCGCCGGCATAGCCGCCGGGGCGGGTGTTGACCAAGCCGGGATAGCGCGTCTCCAGAGACTCGACGGTCGCCTCGGGGCTGGCGAGGCCGGGAAGGACATAACGGTGCTCGAGCAGCCGCTCGCGCATGACGTGACGCTCGAACAGGATCGCCGGCTTGCCATTGGGCAGAAAACCCTCCCCTTTGCTTTCCACCCGATTGACGGCCAGGACGCTGGCCAGCGGGAGGCCGAGGCGTTCGGCGGCCTGCTCGAGGTCGCGCTGCTTGAGCAGGTGGCCGGTGTCCTGCCCGGCCAGGGCGGCCAGGGTCTTGGGACCGGCGACGCCGTCGGCGACCAGCCCGGCACGGCGCTGGAAGGCCTGCACGGCCTGTTCGGTGCTCTCGCCGTAGTGGCCGTCGAGGTAGAGGCCGGCGCCCTGGGCGTTGAGCTGTTTCTGCAGGATCAGGACCGCCTGGTTGCGGTCGTCGGGGCGAAGCGTCGTCATGCCTGGTCCACCTTCTGCTGGAGGAGCCGGCTTGCCAGCGCACGGACGGTTTCGACGCCGATCAGGCCGACCATCGCGCCGAAGAAGGCGCCGACACTGGGCGAGACGCCGAGCAGCTCGGTGCTGTAGCTCACGCCCAGGCCGATGAAGCCGCACAGGGGCGCCTCCAGCAGCAGCTGTCGCCGCCGCCCGCCGGTGTAGGCGATGCGGAAGGCGGCGATGACGAAGGCGAGCACGCCCGCGTAGAGCGCCGGCCAGTTGTGCTCCAGCCAGGCGGCGAGCCAGGCCCAGGTTTCCGGTTTGTCGGGCATGCGGTGCATCCTGTTCATGGGGCTCTCAGTCCCAAAGGTTGATGAGGTTTTGCCGCTGCGGCTGCGGCGCCTGCTCGGGCAGGGTCACGCGCTGGCCGTGGGGCAGGATCGGGCCGAGGTCGGCCAGACCCGGGTTGGCCTCGAGCACCGCCTCGACCACGCCGGCGGTGCGGCCGTAGTGCCGCCAGCAGAGGGCGTCGAGGGTGTCGCCCTGGTGGGCGATGACGGCGGCCATCAGATCAGCTCCACGGTGGTATGCGCGTTGCCGAGCACATCGCGGATCGCCCAGCGGGCGTCGCGGCGGTATTCGTCGATGCTGGGGCTGAGGTCGTCGGCGCGCTGGTTGCCGGCGGCGGTGGCGTCGTAGCTGCGGTAGCGCTCGGCCAACTCGGCGCCGGCGGTGCAGTAGACGGCGCGGCGGTAGAGGTGGACGAGTTCGCTTTCGCCCTTGATGGTCACGGCCGGCACGTCGACCAGGGCCGCATGGCCGTTGGCCTGCTCGCCGGACTTGTAGGTGGCGAGTTCGCGGTTGACGCTGATGATGGCGTTGACCGCGGCGACCTCCAGGCGGGCATCGGTGATGCTGCTGTCCAGGCGCAGGGCAGCGCGCAGGTGGTCGGCGTCGATGTCCGGGAACCAGCCGTCGTTGACCAGGACGAAGGGCGCGGCGCTGCCGCCGTTGGCGATGAATCCGCTCATGTCGTACTCCAGGTTCGGCGGTGGGCGGGACGTCACCGGGGCAGAAACCTGCCTGGATCGGCCCCGCGCCGCCGGGTTCGCGTGGGGACGCTCAGTCCGCGGCGGCGGAGGTCTCGGCCGCGATGTTCTTCAGGAGGCGCTCGGCGCGCTCCAGGTCCTTCTTGCCGCCGCAGCTGCTATGCAGATCGATGGCGCGCTTGAGGAGATCGATGCCGATCAGCAGGCGCGGCAGCCCAGGCGCCTCGCCGTCGAGGGTGGCGCGCCCGGTGGCCAGCAGCAGCTTGGCGCGCGCCTCGTCGGGCATGTCCTGCTCGGCGGTGAGTTCCTGGGTGCGCTCGAGCACCGCCAGGTCGAAGGTGCCGCCGGCCTTCTGCGCCTTGAGGGCGGCGTTGGCGATCTCCTCGGCGACCAGGCAGCCGGTGGTTCGGGCGAAGCGGTCGGGCATGAGCAGCCCGTGGCGCAGCACGTACTCGGCGATGTCCAAGGCACTCCGGTAATCGCCGGCATCCATACACCAGACCATCAGGGTGGTCAGCACCTCGTCCTGGGCGCCCTGCCCGGCGGACAGCACGCCCTCGACGTAGGGCTCATAGGCCGGCAGCAACTGGCGTTTCAGCTCGGCCTTGCCCTGCTCGGACTGGATCTGCTTGAGCCGGGCGCGGTCCTGGGCGAGCTGCAGCAGTTGCAGCTCGTAGGTGGTCGCACCGGCCATGGATTGGACGGGAGCTGCCGCAGCCTCGCGGGCGGCTCGCTTGCGCAGCTGGTTACGCTGGGCGTGGCTCAGTCTCATGCGTCACCTCTCAGCTCGGGTCCGGGTAGTCGAAGGCCTCGATGTTCTCGACCAGGGCGACCAGGCCGAAGTCCTCGATGACGTAGGCGTCGTTGGAGGACTGGTAGTCGGCGATGCGGTCGTACTCCGCCTCTTCCTTGATGTGCCGGCGGCGAGCACCCTCCTGGTAGTAGATCGACAGGTTGCTGAGGGTGGTGACCAGCACGGTGCCGTCGGGGAAGAACGGCGCATCGACGATGGGCAGGCCGCCCAGGCGGGCCTTGCTGACGATTTCGGCGGCGGCGTTCTCTTCCTGGTTGGAGGCGGCGCCCTTCTCGACCGCGGCCAGCAACTTGCTGTGCAGCAGGTCGCGGGAAACCAGCACGACCAGGTCCGGGCGCGCACGGTGCCAGGGGTCGAGCATCTGCACGGCGTCGTAGACCAGGCCGTCGAGGGTTTCGTAGTCGCCCTTGAACTTGGTATCTACCCCGGCAACCTTGATCGTCTTTTCGGGGCCGATGGTGACCTTGCCGGACGAGGCGACCACCTCGTCGATGACATGATCGGGCGCACCGGTGCGGATCTTCTGCAGCCAGCCGACGTTGATGTCCTGCAGCAGCGGGTTGGTGGCGATGTTGCTTGCGGCGGCTGCGCTGGTGCCGTTGAAGCCGATCATGATGCGGTCGAGCGCCTGACGCTCGGCGATGGCGCTCTGCAGGCGCACCTGGAAGTCCGGGAAACGGGCCCAGGCATCGATCAGCGCGTAGGGGAATGCGCTGTCGAAGTTGGTCTGCTTGCAGCTGTAGCTGTCCTTGGTCAGGGCGCTGCGGTCGGCCGGGTTGCGGCGGTTGCCGGCCGCGGTGTTGGTGCGACTGGCGATGGGGCCGTTGACGCCCAGCAGGATGGCCTCGCCCTCCTGCTCGATCACCGGAATGATATTGACGCGGCCCAGGAAGGCGCTCGACTCCTGGATCTTGGTCTCCAGACGTTGCTGAACGGCCGGGGTGACGTTGAACTTCACGATGGCCGAGGTGATGCCGTTGAGCTTGGCAACCTGGGTCAGGTAACCGTTGAATACTTTGCGGGTTTCTTCACGCATGTGGGACTCCGGGGTGGTGGCGGCTTAGAAATCGGCCAGGATCTGGCCGTTACCGCCGGTGGCCGGCGGGCGCTGCTGCTGGTTGTGGTCCTGGGTGTTGCCGAGCCGGGTCTTGAGGTCGGCGAAGTCGGCGGAGAGCTGCTGCAGCTGGTGGCGCAACTCGGCGCTGGTGCGCTGCTCGGCGGCGAAGGCCTCGGTCTGCTGCTTGACGTGTTCGGCGATGGCCTCGACGGCTTGGCCGACCTGGGCGAACTCGCCGTCGGTCTTCTCCTTTCCGCCCTTGAGCAGGTCCTGCACCCGGGCGAACAGCGCCGCGCCGATTCCCGGCTTGTCCTCGATTTCCTCGAACTCCAGCAGCGTCTCGGTGGCCACGCTGAACAGGGCGTCCGCGTTCTGCTTGCGGCCCTTGAGCGGCGAGGCGTCGGGGTTCTGGGCGCTGAAGGCGAGCATCTCGGTGCCGAGGCTGGCCGGGGAGTCGGTGACCGCCAGGCCGGACAAGTAGGCGCGGCCGCTGTCGGCGAACTTCGGGGTGATCTCGATGCTGGTGAAGATCTTCTGCTTGAGCTTGTTGACCATATTGACCAGGTCGTCGGTCGGCTCGATCTGCGCGAACAGGGCCAGGCGCTTCTGGCCGTCGATCTCCACCTCCTCGGCCTTAGCCGCCAGAACGTCGCCGTAGGCGCGGAACGGGCTGTCCGGCAGGGCGCTGCGGTAATGCTCCATCCAGATCCGCGCGCCGTACTTGGTGCGGTCGTAGGTGGTGGCCATGTCCTCGATCCAGGCGCGCTCGATGTTGCGGCCGTCGGTGGTCGCGCCCTCGACGGCGACGCGGAACCATTTGGAGCGGTATTTCTTCATGGAGGATGTCCTCAAAGCGGGGGCCGGGAGAGTGGCGATGCAGTGAGGGCATAGTCGGGAGGCACCGCCGCAGCGGCAACGACGCGGGGTTGTAGCGGGCGGCGCTACAGGGGCGGCCGGTAACGGCGGCGCGCGCGGGCGGGCAGCATCGCCGCCATGACTGCCATCGAACTCCTGCCCCTCGACACCCGCCGCCAGGCCAAATTCCTCTACTGGATGGGATGGCGCATCTGCGAAATCGCCGAAGCCACCGGCGAGAACGAAAAGACCCTGCACACCTGGAAGAACCGCGACGAATGGGACCGCGCGGACAACGTCGAGCGCATCGGCGGCGCCCTGGAGGCGCGGCTGGTCCAGCTGATCCTCAAGGAGAACAAGACCGGCGGCGACTTCAAGGAAATCGACCTGCTGCACCGCCAGCTCGAGCGGCAGGCGCGCATCCGGCGCTACCAGGCCGGCGGCAGCGAAACCGACCTCAATCCCAACCTGGCCAAGCGCAACGAGGCGCCGAAGAAGCCACCCAAGCGCAACGAGTTCGGCGAGGAGGAAATCGAGCGGCTCACCGAGGCGTTCGTCGACGGCTGTTTCGAGTACCAGCTCGACTGGTACCGGGCCGGCAACCAGCGCACGCGCATGCTGCTGAAGTCGCGCCAGATCGGCGCGACCTACTACTTCGCCCGCGAGGCGCTGATCGACGCCATCACCACCGGGCGCAACCAGATCTTCCTGTCGGCTAGCAAGGCGCAGGCCCACCAGTTCAAGAACTACATGCAGGCCTTCATCCAGGAGGTGCTCGGCCGGCAACTGAGCGGCGACCCCATCGTGCTGTGGAACGGCGCCGAGCTGCATTTCCTCGGTACCAACTACCGCACCGCGCAGGGTCGCAGCGGGAACTTCTACTTCGACGAGTTCTTCTGGGTGCACGGCTTCGACGAGCTGAACAAGGTCGCCTCGGGCATGGCCCTGCACAAGAAGTGGCGCAAGACCTATTTCTCGACCCCGTCGAGCAAGGGGCACCCGGCCTATGGCTGGTGGACTGGCGAACGCCTGAACAAGGGCAAACCGACGGCCCAGCACCTCAAGCTCGACGTGACCCATGACGCCCTGCAGCAGGGCCGGCGGTGCGAGGACAAGATCTGGCGGCAGATCGTCACCATCCTCGACGCCGAGCAGCGCGGCTGCGACCTGTTCGACCTGGACGAGCTGCGCTTCGAGTACAACGCCGAGCAGTTCGCCAACCTGCTGATGTGCGAGTTCGTCGACGATGGGGCGAGCATCTTCCCGCTGGCGATGCTGCAGCCGTGCATGGTCGATAGCTGGGTCGAGTGGGTCGAGGACTACAAGCCACACGCCCTGCGCCCGTTCGGCGATCGCCAGGTGTGGGTCGGCTACGACCCGGCCGAAACCGGCGACAGCGCCGGCCTGGTGGTGGTCGCCCCGCCGCTGGTGCCGGGCGGCAAGTTCCGGGTGCTCGAGCGGCACCAGTTCCGCGGCATGGACTTCGCCGCCCAGGCCGAGTTCATCCGCAAGGTGACCCAGCGCTACTGGGTGACCTATATCGGCATCGATACCACCGGCATGGGCACGGGCGTGGCCCAGCTGGTGCGCAGCTTCTTCCCGAACCTGACCACTTTCAGCTACTCGCCGGAGGTGAAGACCCGCCTGGTGATGAAGGCCTGGGACGTGATCCACAACGGCCGGCTGGAGTTCGACGCCGGCTGGACCGACCTCGCCAGTTCGATGATGGCGATCCGCAAGACCATGACCGCCTCGGGGCGGCAGTTCACCTACACCGCCGGGCGCAACCAGGAAACCGGCCACGCCGACCTCGCCTGGGCCCTCATGCACGCCCTGCACAACGAGCCGCTGGAGGGGCAGACCGCCGCCAACACCAGCCGCATGGAGATTTTTTGATGAACGCACTCAGCCGTCTGGTTGGAAAATTCCGCGCGCCTGCGCTTCACACGTCGGCCGCGCCGGCGGGCGGCGTCGAGGCCTTCACCTTCGGCGATCCGACGCCGGTCCTCGATGGCGGCGAAATCCTCGACTACCTGGAATGCTGGTTCAACGGCCGCTGGTACGAGCCGCCGATCAACCTGGACGGCCTGGCCCGCTCGACCCGGGCGAGCGTCTACCTGCAGTCCGGGCTGACCTTCAAACGCAACATGCTGAGCCGCACCTTCGTCCCTCACCGGCTGCTGAGCCGGGAGGCCTTCGAGCAGTTCGCCTTGGACTGGCTATGGTGCGGCAACGCCTACCTGGAACGGCGCCGCTCGATGCTCGGCAGCGCGCTCGCCCTGCAACCGGTGCTGGCCAAATACATGCGCCGCGGCCAGGACCTGGACCGCTACTTCATGGTCCGCGGCTGGCAGGACGAGCACGAATTCGAGGCAGGGAGCATCTGCCACATCCGCGAGGCGGACATCAACCAGGAGGTCTACGGGCTGCCGGAGTGGCTGGCGGCGCTGCAGTCGGCGCTGCTCAACGAGTCGGCCACGCTGTTCCGCCGGCGCTACTACCTGAACGGCAGCCATGCCGGCTTCATCCTCTACATGAGCGACGCGGCACAGAACGAGAAGGACATCGACGCCCTTCGCCAGGCGCTGCGCAGCGCCAAGGGACCGGGCAACTTCCGCAACCTGTTCCTCTACTCGCCGGGCGGCAAGAAGGACGGCGTCCAGGTGATCCCGGTCAGCGAGGTGGCGGCCAAGGACGAGTTCGGCAACATCAAGAACATCACCCGCGACGACATGCTCGCCGGGCTACGCATCCCACCACAGCTGATGGGGGTAGTGCCGCAGAACGCGGGCGGCTTCGGATCGGTCAAGGATGCGGCGCTGGTCTACGCGGCCAACGAGCTGGAGCCGATCCAGGCGCGCATGCTGGCCGTCAATGAGTGGGTCGGCGAGGAGGTAATCCGGTTCAGGCCGTATGAGTTGCCGTCCCAAGGCTGACGTCTACCCTGCCCCACGCAGCCGCCCTCGAGGCGGCTTTTCTTTGGGTGCTCGCCAGCACCTGGTCGCCCACCCGCTCGCCCAAGCCAGACCCCGCTCAGGGGCTCACAGCAGCGATGGCAAGGCGTGCTCGACCCGGCGCGCGCAGTTGTCCCCCCACGGCACCTGCGGGCTAAACAGGTCGCTTTTTCTTCACACCTTCGGAGCGGTGCAGCGCGGGCAGGCTGGGCGCAGTGCGGGGGTTATCAGGGGCGGGGAAAGCCTTCAGATCCCTTCACGGGGAGGGGCTGGACGCTCAAGGCAGAAAGCGACAGGGGCAGGCGGAGAGCCATTTTTCAGGACGGCGTCGGAAAAAAGTTAGAAGGTTAGAAAAGCAGTTCGGCACTGCTGAAACCCGCATGGCACTAAGGCTGAAGCCCTGACCTTGAGAGGGTTAGAAATGGTTAGAAGAAAGGTAATTTCACTCTAAGTCATTGATTTATAAGGACTCAGAGAAACGAGTTTCTAACCTTTTGAAAAGGTAAGTTCCTAACCTTTTTCTAACCCGTTTCTAACCTTTTGCAGAATCGCTGTAGGCCGCGCCGGCTGTGGACTCCAGACGTTTTACATCGGCAGGTCACCTTTCTAACCTTTTTCCGATGCCGAACTGAAAAACGCGCCGATGCCTATGGCGGATATCGTCTAGGGAGCTTTCGCTATGTTCCATTTGCGCTCGATGCACTCACACATTCGCGCTATCAAACGGACCCCAAAACGGCCCCCAGCAGTCGACACTTTGAAGGAAAGCAGGCTGGAGGCCTTGAGAAATCTGGAGCGGGCGAAGGGAATCGAACCCTCGTCATGAGCTTGGGAAGCTCAGGTAATGCCATTATACGACGCCCGCAAGCGGCGCTCTTTTTACCAGAATCTGGCCGGCAGGTGAAGCGCAATCTCCACCTGCCGAGGTTTTCTCTCCGGCAGGGGGCACACCCATCCTCGGCCCGGCATGCCCTCGGGCGATAACCGCACGCTTTATGGCATCTTCGCCACATCCCCCGGCAACCCGCCAAACGCCCGCGCCATCGACGTTGCGAGCCGTCCCCGAGTACGGCGTCGGCCACCCACCGTCCTATGCCCCGCGCTTGGGCGATCTCCTGCGATTGACCAAATTAACCACCTGGTACATTTTACGTGCGTACCTCCACCAACCTAATAACAATGGAGAATCGCGTGACACATACTGTTCTCGTGCTCAACGGCCCCAACCTCAATCTGCTCGGCACGCGCGAGCCGGCTACCTACGGGCGGGAAACCCTGGCCGACATCGCCGAACTCTGCGCGCGGACCGCCGAGGAATGCAGCCTGAGCGTGGAATTTCGCCAGACCAACCATGAAGGCGAGCTGATCGAGTGGATTCATCTGGCTCGCGGCCGCTGTGCCGGCATCCTGATCAATCCCGCCGCCTGGACTCACACCTCGGTCGCCATCCGCGACGCCCTGCTCGCCAGCGAACTGCCGGTCATCGAGGTGCATCTTTCCAACGTGCACAAGCGCGAGCCCTTCCGCCACCACTCCTTCGTGTCGGACATCGCCGTCGGTGTGATCTGCGGCCTCGGCAGCCATGGCTACCGCATGGCACTGCAGCATTTCAGTCAACTTCTGAAGAAGGATTGA